GAAAGAAGAGTATGCGGACGAGTTACTAGAGTTTGCCGTAAACTTTGCTAAAGAAGAGGTAAAAGAAATGAAGGAAACGATGTAATAAATGTTGACTTATTTTTACTAGCAACTACAATAGACATTCAATTAATTTAAGGAGTAAGTATGGACAATATCACATTAGAATTTGTTAAAGATAACTTTAAGAACCAATCACAGGTTGCCGACCAACTAAAAATCAGTAGGCAAGCGGTAAGCAAATGGTTTATCACAGGAAACATTCCTAAATTGCGACAGTTTGAGATTAAGGAATTGTTAAGTAACAATGTTTAAACATAAAAAGGAAAATCATGCTGAAGATTAAGAACTGGGACAAGTACCAACACTATAAGCCCAAGAATCCGAAGTATCAGAAGAAGATGTCATGGTTTAAATTGTATGGTGCTGACCTACTAAACGATTTAGAGTGGAGTAGGTTAAAGCCTGATGAGAAGGTAACTCTGATTGAGCTATGGTGTTTAGCAAGTGAGTCTGAAGGAATCTTGCCAAGCGTTGAGGAAATAGCGTTTAGATTAAGACGTGATGAAAAGCAAATGGTTAAGCTGATAACCGCATTGCAAGGGTGGTTAGAGGATGAGTCTATACAAGGTCTATACGAGGTATATACAACGCCTATACTAGAGAATAGTAGAGAAGAGAATAAACCTTATACGATGACTGCTAAAGCGGTTGTTACTAAAGCACCCTCTGCACACTTTTCCAAGTGGTGGGATATGTTACCCAACACAAGGAAGGTGAACAAAAAAGGTTGTGAGGAGAAGTGGAGAGCCAAGAGGTTAGACAAGATAGCTACTGACATCATTAACTGGACTAGCGGTATGAGTAACAGTAAGGCGTGGAAGGAAGGATTTAATCCCTCTCCCGAAACGATTTTAAACCAAGAGCGTTGGCTAGATACCAACAGCAAAAGCTCTGTAATACCAAAGGGAGTTGTTTAAACATGAACACAGGTGATGTAGTAAGACAGCTAACAGTAACGAAGGAACAAGTAGTTGCCGAAGGCTATTACGAAACGACTGAAGACTTTAAGATTAAGTCTACTGACAACCTTTATGATGACGTAATTAAGTATTATAACGAGGAAAAAAATAGCGGTTACTCTATGGGGTGGAGGAAGACTGACCCTGACTTTTTAGTAAGGAAGGGTGAAGTCACTTGCATAACAGGCTCTAGTGGTAGCGGTAAAAGTATGATTCTATCGCAGATTTTATTACACCTGATGAACTATACAAAGGTGCTAGTAGCTAGTATGGAAATGCGACCCGTATTACAAATTGCTAGGATGATACAGCAGAAGGGTATGACAGACCCTACTGACCAATACATACGCGAGTTTTGTGATGAGTATAAGGACAGGCTGTACATCTATGACCAACAGAGTACGACTAGCGAGGATGACTTATACGCTAGCATTCATTATGGAAAGCACGTATTGGGTTGTGATGTCATGGTGATAGATAGCTTAATGAAGGTGGATTCTGTATCAGAGGAAGACTATGGAGCTCAAAAACAGTTTGTTAATAAGTTGAGTTGCATTGCTAGAGATTTAAACATACATATCTTTCTAGTAGCTCATACCAAGAAAATGGATGAGTCTACCATACCAGACGCTACCCACATTCTAGGCTCTAGCCATATTAGAAACCTAGTGGATAACATTCTATGTGTATGGCGTAACAGGGAGCATGAGCGTTTAAACAGCACAGGCGACCTACCTGAAGACCGCAAGACTGAACCAACGGCATTGCTGTTAGTACAGAAACAACGTAACCATACCTATGAAGGCACGTTTGGTTTTTGGTTTGACATTAAAACATTAACTTACAAGGAGCGACCATTATGAGCGTGAACGAGTTTATTAAAGACCTAACCAAACTATTTGGAAAGGTGAGTTACAAGGCAACAAGCAAAGACGGACAAGTCTTTAAAACAAAAGACTGGGACGAAGTAAATAAAAAGTTTGACAAATAAAATTGAACTGGTATAGTAAAGCTGTAATATTAATTAACCTTTAAGAATAAGGAAGATAAAATGAAAACAAACCAATACATACTTGACACTAATCAAGCAGACCTAGAGCAACAAGAGCAACTACACGAACTATATTCAGAGATAGAAAAAGAAGAGAAACGCACACAACTGCAAGCATTAACTAAAGCAGTAAGGGGTGAGTTTAATCTATTCGCTGAAATACAAAAATTTAATGAAATATACGGGGAATCAAAATGACTATAAAAGAAGTAATTAGTAATTCTATTGACATTGTTGTAGGATTTTTTAAAAAATTAAGACTGTTAGATGTTAGTAAGTATGTAGAAAAGAAAGGGCAATTTTCTTACCTTTCATGGGCTTGGGCGGTGGATACATTATTACAGCATGATGAGTCATCTACATGGGCTTATTCAGACCCATTAACACTACCTGATGGCAGTATGATGGTGTTCTGCACAGTTAAAGCATTTGGTAAAGAAATGACCGCACAATTACCTGTATTAGATTTTAAGAACCAAGCAATTAAAAATCCTAACACTATGCAATTAAATACGGCTATGCAAAGATGTTTAGCAAAAGCCATAGCTCTTTATGGAATTGGTTTATATATTTATCAGGGTGAAGACCTCCCCGAAGGTGACGTGCTAGAACGCATTACTAACATCTTTAATGAGCAAGGTATAGATGAGGCTAGAAAGTATTTCAACACGCTAGATGGATCTGACAGAAAGTTATGTAAACCATTTATTGAAAAGATAAGGGAAGATAATGGAAAAAATTGAGCAAGGAAGTGAGGAGTGGTTTGCCCAAAGACTGGGTAAAGTAACTGCATCTAGAATATCGGATGTGCTAGCAACTATTAAGTCTGGTGAAGCTTTAGTAAGAAGGAACTATAGAACACAATTAGTTTCTGAGAGGCTAACAGGACAAAGAACTGAAACATATGTTAACTCTGCCATGCAATGGGGTACTGATACAGAACCTATGGCTAGGGATGCCTATATATTTAAGTATGCTGATGTAGAGGAAGTGGCAATGATCCAACACCCAACTATTGAAATGGCCGGTGCTAGTCCGGATGGTTTGGTAGGGAGTGATGGCTTGATTGAAATTAAATGTCCTCAAAACAATACGCATACAAGTACATTAATGTCGCAGCAAGTGCCTTCTAAGTATATTAATCAGATCCAATGGCAACTTTGTTGTACGGAAAGAAAGTGGTGCGATTTTGTTTCGTATTCGCCAAACTTTCCTAGTAATTTGCAAATGTTTGTTAAGCGAGTAGAAAGAGATGAAGAGCTTATCAATCGTTTGGAAATGGAAGTAAAGAAATTCTTAACAGAAGTTGAGGATTGTGTTAATTTTTTAAAGGAGAACTAAAGTGAAACAAGTTAATCAAGTCTTAATGACCAATGATTATAGTATGTTTAAATCAATGTCAGGTAACAGGGACGTAAATGATCTACATATCAAACGTCTTAAAGAATCTATGCAAGAGAAATATATTAGTGTTCCAATTATCGTCAATGAAAAGAATCAGATTATTGATGGGCAGCATAGATTTCAATCCGCCAAGGAGTTAAGTAAGCCAATCTATTATATTAAGATTGGTGGTCTAAAGCTTCAAGACGTGCATCGTTTAAATACTAATACTAAAAATTGGACTGCTGACTCTTATTTAGATGGATATTGTAAGTTAGGTAAGGAGCAGTATTTGATTTATAGAGATTTTAAAGAAAGATTTGGGTTTGGTCATAATGAAACTCAAGCATTACTTTCTAATAAAAGTCGTATGGCAGGATCTAGAAGTACAAAATTCAAAGATGGTGATTTTGTTATTGAGGATCTAAATTTAGCAACAAGAAATGCAGAAAAAATAAGCATGTGTTCCGAGTATTATGAAGGTTACAAAAGAAGATCATTTGTTTATGCTATGCTAGATTTGTTTGACAATGATGACTATAACCATGCAGAGTTTTTGAATAAGCTATCGTTTCAATCAGTAAAATTGCAAGACTGTACAACGATAGATCAGTATTTAGTTTTGATAGAGGATATTTATAACTTTAAAAGAACTAAAGCAACCAAAGTAAGATTTTATTAATTAAGGAGAAATAAGATGGCTGAGCAATATGATAATACGAATAGATTTGTTTTATTTAAAAACAATAAACAAAAAGAAACACAACCTGACTATACAGGCAATGTAACTTTAGAAGGTGGTAAGGAAATGCAATTGTCTGCATGGATAAGGGAAAGTGCAAAGGGAGTATCGTTTTTGTCAGGACAGGTTAGCGAAAAATATGTGCCAAATGAAGTACCGCAATCTGTAGCTGAAGTAAAGGATGATATTCCTTTTTAATAGGTACTAAGGGTGTACACTGCCCTCAAGCGGCATATGCCGGCCATTGTAGTTTGGAATTGGTTCAGACTATAATGACATTGAGAACTTGGGGGCTAGTGTATTTAAAATTACTTGTTCATTACATACATAGTAACTTCAAAGCCGAAACGCATTTCAGTTGCTTTAGGTGATGTCCACATAATAGTAGTCCTTGTTGGTTAATCAAGACTCTATTATACTAGATTTATTAGAGAATCCTTACGGGTTATGTATTATTAGGAGGTAGTGAAAATGACTAAAAAAAATTTAGGAATTTTAGGAGTAATAATATTTCTTGGCTGCTTGATGACAATAGCTGTCAATACTAAACCAGATTATAAGAGTTATCATTGTCATAAGAATGGATTTTTATTTGAGTCCATGAATGAAGCAAAAAATATTTTTACTAAAACTAAGATCAAATGTCTTGACATAAGAGATATTGAGTTTAGATCAAGTATTAAGGAAATAAAAAAATGAGTGATCCATTTAAAATAATAGAACCAACGGTTATTAGTTTTAGTGGTGGTCGTACATCAGCTTATATGTTGTGGCGTGTGTTGCAATCTAATAGTGGTAAGTTGCCAGAAGATGCCATTGTATGTTTTGCTAATACAGGTAAAGAAGAAGAAGCTACGCTAGAGTTTGTTAGGGATTGTGGCGAGAAATGGAATGTTCCAATCGTTTGGTTAGAATATGTTTGGGCAGAAGAACCTAAAGACAGATTTAAAGTTGTAGATTTTAAAACAGCTAGTCGTAATGGTGAACCTTTTATGGAATATATAAAATCATCTAATGCTATACCAAACCCAGTAGCTAGATCCTGTACAGGACACTTGAAAGTTAGAGCTATAGATAAGTATATGAAGTCAATAGGGTGGAAGCATAATGAAAATATGGATTGGATGGGTATTCGTGCAGACGAACCAAGACGGGCAGCAAAAATTCAAAAAGATAGAGTGCCGTTATATACAGCTGGAATTACTAAACAAGATATATCTAAATTTTGGGATGAGCAAGATTTTGATTTAGGGTTGCCAAATATGAATGGAGTTACAATGCATGGAAATTGTGATTTATGTTTTTTAAAACCTACTCATCAAATCGTTAGTCTGATAAAAGAAAAACCAATCCGTGCAGATTGGTGGATTTCAATAGAGGGTCATTTTAAAAACAAAAATACAACGACAGATCAGGGATCAAATTTTAGAATAGATAGACCTAATTATACAGAATTAAAAAAGTTTGCTGAAAATCAGTATGATATGTTTGATAAAGACGAGGAAGGAATTTCTTGTTATTGTGGGGATTAATAATTTTTTAAAGGAGATAAAAAAATGAGTGATGCAATAAATCCAGAGCATTATAAAAAAGGCGGTATAGAAACTATAGAGTACCTTCAAGCTAAGCTAAGTAACGCTGAATTTTATGGCTACCTTAAGGGTAATGCTATGAAGTACATTAGCCGGGAAGGCCTTAAATCTGAAAAACTTTTAGATAAGATTGAGGACTGTAGAAAAGCACAGTGGTATATAGAGCAAATGGTGAAGGTTCATCAGACCGAGATAGCTGTACTAGAAGCTAAGGTAAAAGAAGATGAGTGGATAGAAGATTCTTTGCATGACGAAGATTAATTTAAAAAAGGCTCATGTATGCCATGTTTGTGGAGAATATGCTTGCTACCATGACGGCAAAGTTTGGTGGTGTAGTTTAGTATCAAGAATGGGTACATTTAATATGAAAGGAAGATGCAAACATGTCAAAAGTAAAGAAAAAGATGGAGATTAAGACTTACGAAAAAGTTTGGCAAGGACTTCCCTTTACTGTGACTATTGCTCCTAATGAAGAGGGGTTTTATTGGGAGATTAGGGATTCACTTACTATGAAAGTGATAGCAAAGGATACTTATGAATAAATATTTTTATGAAATAATTATAGCTGTGTTGGTATTGGGTAGCTGTGCTCAATTAGCTTGGTCAGATCAAGTAAATTACTACAATCCTGATGATGGCCAGTTAACCATTATTGATAATGCAGAGGATGTTAGGGTAGTGATTGATCAAAATGGCACACAAAACTTAGAGATTATGCCAAGCAATGATGGACAAACATTTGTGTACGGTGATGAACTTACTGTTATTGACACAACATCTTTTGGAGTGATTAGTTATTAGGGGTAAATATGGTGGCTGAATTCATACTGATGGTAGCAATAGGTAATGAGGCAGGTAATAATAGTTGTTGCCTTGCAGAACATTACGTTGGCACATTTAAATCGTGCGTTGAAGCTCATGAGTATATAAAAAATCATATACCTGAAGCACCAAAAGAAACACGATGTTTACACAAAGAAAACATAAATTTACCTGAAGACTTTAAACATAAATATATTATTGACGAATGCAAAATGAAAAGGAGCTGTGATGGGGAAAGGTAGTGGCAGAAGACCAAAGGGATTAATAACAGATAAAAAGCTACAAGATAACTGGGATCGGATCTTCGGTCAGAAACCAAACGATAAACAATTTGAAGGGATAAAAGATGGCAATAAGTCCGACACAAAGAACGCTAAAGAGGTTAAGGGATA